GCTTAATGCAGCGCTCATAGGCCAGGCTGAGGCGCTAGGTAAGGCCACTACTAGCGCACAGATCTTAGGCATAGCCAATGACGTACAGCGCCTAAAGGTTAAGCAGGATATAGCCGCGTTAGAAGATGCCATAGCCTCAAAGGATGATGCAGCCATAGTAAAGGCTACGGCCAAGTTAAACGAGGATTTAAAAATATTAGGCGCTTTGCAAAAGCAAGATGCCAAGCTGCTAGATATAAACAGGGTTTTAGCAGGTATGAAGTCAACCGATCTAATTAACCTGGCTAACCTACAAGCTGCACTAGACCTATTAGCAAAGTTTAAGTTCCCTACGCTGACTATCCCAGGCGTAACTACGCTAGGTGCATCTACGTCTAATGCTGGCATTACTTTTAACCCAAACCAAAACAAAGACCGTAACTATGACCTAAATGTATTGGGCGTAGGTGGCGATATGCCTGACAGCCTTAATGCGCCTGTTGCGGGTGTTGATTTTAACCCTAACCAAAACAGAGATCGTAACTACACTAATAATGTAATTAACGTAACCGCAGGCGTAATTGGTGATGAAAATATAATTGTAGATGCCGTGCAAAATGCTCTTAATGAGATAGCACGCCGAGGCTATACAACTACCTACGCAGGGGCCATAGCAGTATGACAGTACCTACAGTACACGCTGTTATTAACTTTAGTACTGGCCCTAGCTTTGCTCAGGCTATGATTTTAGATAGCGGCATATTAGGCACAAACGTATTAGCAGATAGCGCCAGCGTTATAGTTGACGTATCTAACGTAGTAGACAGCATCCAAACTATTAGAGGCCGTAACGCTCAAGCTGACCAATTCCAAACTGGCACTCTATCGCTGCGTATCGTTGACCAAACGGGCGCGTTTAACCCCCAAAACCCAGCCAGCCCATATTTTCAGCTTTTAACGCCAATGCGTAAGGTGCAGATTACGGCTACTTACGGCGCGGTTACTTACCCTATCTTTTCAGGTTGTATTACTAGCTATACAACTACTACACCTAAAAACGCTAATGACGTGGTTTATACCACTATCCAAGCTGTAGATGCTTTTAGACTGGCACAAAATGCACAGATAGCTACGGTAGCGGGCACCCCAGCGGGTCAGCTCAGCGGTGCAAGAATTAACGCCTTGTTAGATGCTATTGACTGGCCAGCCTCTATGCGTGACGTGGATGCAGGTTTAACCACAATGCAGGCAGACCCAGGCACAGCCCGCACAAGCCTTGCAGCTATGCAAACGGTGGAAACTAGCGAGTACGGGGCCTTGTATGTAGATGCCGCTGGCTCGTTTGTCTTTCAAGATCGTAACGTAACGGCTGGCAGTACAGGGGCTACGCCTACAGTATTTAACGATAACGGCACAGATATTAGCTACTTCAACGCGGTGTGGCGCCTTGACGATACTTTAGTTTACAACTCAGCCAGCGTTACCCGTACAGGTGGCACGGCCCAGGTAGCTACTAACACAGCCAGCATAGATAAGTACTTTGTGCATAGCTACAACCAGCAAAACCTACTAATGGAGACCGATGCCGTAGCCCTGGATTATGCACAGGCATACGTTGCATCTAGAGCTGAGACCAGCATCCGTTGCGATGCTATTCAGCTAGACCTCTATACCGATAACTACAACTTAGGCATTATTGCAGCGCTTAGCCTGGATTACTTTGACCCTGTAACTATTACAACTAACCAGCCTGGCGGATCAACGCTAACTAAAACTTTGCAGGTGTTTGGCGTAGCTCAAAGCATTACGCCTAACAGCTGGAAAACAACACTCACCACTTTAGAGCCGATTATTGACGGCTTTATATTAGACTCATCCATATACGGTTTGCTTGACAGCGGCGTATTAAGTTATTAAGGAGATAGGACTATGGCAGCTGGATTAGGTTTTAAGACCTTTACTACTGGCGAGGTACTTACGGCAGCTGACACTAACGGCTACCTAATGCAGGGCGTTTTGGTGTTTGCATCATCTGCAGCCCGTGCGGCAGCTATTACCTCACCACAGGAAGGGCAATACTCATACCTCAAAGATACAAACAGTACTGAGTACTATGACGGCGCTGCCTGGATAGCTGCACCTATCGGTGACATCACGGGCGTTACAGCTGGCACAGGTATTAGCGGCGGTGGCACAAGCGGCACCGTAACTATTACTAATGATATGGCTACAACGATTACAGCTAGTGGCGATATCGTGGTAGGCACAGGCTCAGGTACTTACGATAATCTGCCTATTGGCACTACTGGCCAACTTTTAACGGCCGATACAACAGTAAGCCCTTATAAAGTAAAATGGGCTACACCAGCAGCAAGCGCAAGCGGTTTGACGTTTATCCAACGCAGTACATTTTCAGGCGTTGCAAATACTGGCACAACTTTTGACGGTATTTTTTCATCCACTTATAGCAGTTATATAGTAATCATTGAAAACTTCTATGCTGGAACTTCCACCGATGATATGTTAATGAAAATCCGCATAGGCGCAACGGACGGCCCCACAACTTATTCAGGCTGCTCAATAATTTCAAATGGCGCAAATACAACTATAACGGCTATAAATACATCAACGGCGGGATATGTATTGGCTGACCAATCAGGGACTAGCACAGAGCCAACACGCGGGCATTTAATCTTTCCTCTTATGGGCGTTAGTGGCTCACAAATGTGTAACGGTCAATTTGCTAATGCAAACGCTGGCCGTTTCTTTAATTTCAACGGCACAAATTATGCACAAAATGCTTATACAGGACTTCAATTTTTATCATCATCCTCAAATATCGCAGGCACTATTTCCGTCTATGGATTGGCTAAATCATAATGACAACACTCAACGAAGTAATTGAAATCATCAAGGCAGAAAATCCAACAATCCGATTAGGAGATGAGGATAAAGGCTACACGCAGTTAGAGCCTGCCGATTATGAGGCACAGATTTTAGAGTGGGCTAATGCCCGCTTTGCAAAATTAGAAAAGTTAGCTGAATTAGAAAAGGCCGAAGCTGACAAAGCCGCGCTATTAACCAAGTTAGGCATTACTGCCGATGAAGCTAAGCTACTGCTAAGTTAAATGCAGACTAGCTACAACGGCTGGCCAGCATCTAAGGATCAGGCTGAGATAGGCGTAAAGCCTTTTAAGGTTGAGGGCACAAGCCTAAAAATCCGCTGCGCTGAAAAGGTAGCGCCCTTACTAATTAACTTTGCTAAAGAGTTTAACGAGCTAATAGAGCCAATAGAAGGCGGCACGTTTGACGATTGGGGCTATGCCTACAGAGACGTAAGAGGTGTGGTAGGCAAACTTAGTAACCACGCAAGCGGCACGGCTATAGACCTTAACGCTACTAAACACCCTTTAGGCAAGGTAGGCACGTTTGAGGCCAGCAAGGTACCTATGATCCGTGCCCTGGCTAAAAAGTACGGGCTAACCTGGGGCGGAGATTGGACTAGAAAAGATGAGATGCACTTTGAGATAAATATTGGCCCTGCAAAGGTTGCAGAGTTAATAACTAAATTAGGGCTAGAAAAGAGCGAATAAATGAAAGAGCAACTAAAGGCTGCGGCCTTGTCTTACCTACGTGCGGCGCTTGCCTGCGTGGGTGCGTTATACCTTAGCGGGATTACAGATCCTAAAGTACTAGCTAATGCTTTTCTAGCTGGGCTAATTGGGCCAGTACTTAAAGCTATAGCACCTAATGAAAAGCAGCTTGGAATAGGCGCTAAGTAAGTGTCACAGGCCCAGGCATACATAGCGGTAGCGTTGGGGATTGCTACGCTTTCAGGGCTTATGGCTGGGCTTGTGCGACACCTTGTTAAGTACTACCTATCTGAGCTACGCGATGACGGCAACGGCGGGCATAACCTTAAAGGTAGGGTTGAGCGTATAGAGATACGCGTAGATAAGATTTACGAGCTGTTGCTAGAGGACAGACTAGCTAAGTAGGGCGTGTCGCGTTGCCTTTTGTCAGTAGGTAGGGTCATACTTTTACTACACACGCCGAGAGGGCTACTCGGATAAGTAGCGACTCGGCCTTAACAAAGGGCGAAAGATGAACAGTTTAGATCTAATAGTGGTGGGTATGGTTTGCCTGTTTATGGGCTTATTTATCTACGCAGCTTATGAAATGGGCTACAAAGTAGGCCTGGGTGAAGGTTACCTACGTGGGCGTAATATAGCTAAGGCGCTAAAAGAAGCTG